CCCATGTTGGTCGTGTCATTGACAGTCGGCCAGTTCAGGATGTTACCGGTTTCCGTGGAGAAGGAGCCGCAAACATCAGCGCCGCCGTACCACTTGGTTGCGACTTCGAGTTTGTCGCTGAAGCCTATGGGGACGATGTAGCCGCCTTGGCTATTTGTCGTGGTGGACATCAATGTAGCGTTGCGGAACTTAGCCAGAACAGCCGCGTCTTCCGCGCTGATGCCGGTACGACCGTGACGGAGATAGTTGCCGAACGCCTTGGCGTGCGCGCTGACTTCAAGCTCACGATTGGCCTTCGCGTTGTCGGCGGGGAACAGTTCGATAAGCTGATCCTTGCTCACCTTGCTCAGGTCATTGCTGATCGTCTCCGCGCGTTCAGCGCGGGCGATGGACGCCTCAAGCTGATCGTAGTGGGTCGTCGCGTTGTCGAACTGGGTGGCTTCTTCGTTGGTGAGGCCGCGATTGCCTTCAGTTTCGGCTTTCTTGACGATGCCATTCATGAGTGTTGATACAGTGCTCAACTGTTCGCGTAACTGCTTGGCGTAGGCCATAGGTGACTCCTTAAAATGCGGTTGCTTTACTTGGTCCGGCGAAGTTTCGCTTTGGCCGCATAAAGGGTTAAATTGTTGGGCTCCGGCTTTGCAACCGGCTCCGGGATATCGGCGGCCCTCTTAGTGGCCGTTCTCTTGCCCGGATGCTTTAAGGCTTCCGGTAAATTCTTGTAACTCTTCAAAACTTTGCTGAACGCCTTGTTAGAGGCATTCGGCATTCCATCGTCTTCGTCTTCGTCGTCGTCGTCATCTTCAACTAACTTGTCGGCAAATCCAGCGGTGACCCATTCATCGGCGGTGAACCAGGTTTCCGCGCTCATATAGCCGCTTACTGAAGACTTTGAAAGTCCAGTTCTGGAAACGTAGATGTCGGCAATGGAGTCGGAAAGCTGGTCCAGGACGCACGCGTCGCGCCGTAAGTCGTCGGCGGAACCGTAAGTAAAGGTGGTAGCGTTGTGAATCATCGCCATGCTTCCCGCGCCCATGGTGAGCTTGCCGGGGCTTGCTGACATCGCAACGATGGAGGCGGCGGAGGCCGCTAGGCCGTCAACGTAAACGGCGATTGGCTTACCGTAGGACTTCAATAGGTTGTAGATGGCGATACCAGAGAAGGCATCGCCGCCGGGGCTGTTTACCCGGAGTGTGATGTTAGAGGCTGCCGGGTTAGCGTCGATGGCGGCTTTGAAGTTCTCTGCCGTGATGCCGGACCCATCCCAGTTCTCGCCAATGACGTCGTAGCAGGTGAGGGTGAGTGTGTCGCCGGTCGCTGCGGCTCGGAACTTAGGTGTCTTTGTCATTTGGTTGGTGGTCTCCCTTGCTCACCGGCTGGAACGTAATTCGGATCTGTGAGTCGCGACAGAGAAATATAATTCACCGGCGCGAGCTTTAAATTACCGCCGTCCTCGTCGGAGATCGGATTCATGCGCAACTGCTTGCGGATGTCGTTCGCGCTATAGGCCCCAGTGTTCCTGAGGATATTCATTCCCGCCGTTAGCGCTGTAAAGTCGGCTCTAACAAGGGACGCGAAGTCGTGCTCTATGGCTAGGTTTGAGTTAGTGGGGAGAAGCTTGCGGCTAAATTCCTGTTCGATCCTGACCGCCCAGGGGGTTAAAGTGAACGTGCGGTACTCAATTGACTGCTGTTCGATGTTACTGTGGGTGGAGCGCTCGAGCGAAGACAACATATGAAGGGGGATTCTGAAGAGCCTCGCTATTTCTTGTATCTGAAAACTACGTGAGGCTATAAATTCCGCCGCCTCATTTGAAATACTCGTTTGGCTCCAACTGGTACCCGCTTCGAGTAACAACGGTTTGTGGGCGTTCTTTCCGCTAGCTTGTGTTTCGACGGCCTTCTTTAGGCGTTCGTAGGCTTCGGCATCTAATATTCCGGGCACCGTGAATACGCCAGAGGCTCGTGAAGAGTTTTTCCAGTAGCTTGCGGCATATGATTCGGCAGCAAGGCTGACACCAATGGCATTCTTACAACAAGTAATCGGACTCAGGCCGGTGATGCCGTCTAACGTCGTCCCGACGATATGTAAAACATTCTCAGGATCAATCAGGGTAGCCGCGCCGGTGTCGGTCTGAGTGCTAGCAAACATAAGCTTGCCATCCCGCATCACGGGTGCCGTTTTGGACGAAGACAAAATGTGGAGGCTTACTACACGCGCGGCCTTGTCTCGCTTTATCAACGCGAAGCCTGCGCCGTGGGAAAGGCAGTTCGCGAGTAACGCGCCGCGAAAGGTGGAAGCGGTTTGAAATTCGTTGGGGGCATCATGAAGGATGCCGTAGATTGCCTTATCTTTGGCGGGCGTCAGCGATCCATCCGGGCCGATTGAATACGTCACGAGCGGCAAGCTGGCAAGGTCTTCGCTGATAGCTTTGATGGCGCTGTAGACGGCGCTGAGCGTGATCGCCGTCTTCTCAGTAACGGTGACGCCTGCATCATTGCCGCGCCCACCGAAGAGTTCTTCGGCGAATGACTCCGGGACCAACGGTGAGGAAGGATCTTCGAGATTGAAGTTGGTAAACGATTGGAGGGACCTGCTTAAGAAGCTCATACCTTGCCCTCACTACCCGGCTGCTGGTGCCTTGCAAGGCCGTAGGCGGTGAGAAGCAATAGAGCGCCCAGGACTATCAACGCAGCGAAGACGTTAAACCCGGCAACGCCGCCGACGATTGCAGTTATTCCGACCAGCAATAACCAGTCGATTGTTGAAAAGCGCGGATGCTTGCTTGTCTTCTTCTGCTCCATAAGCTCCAAAAAGAACTTGGCCGGAAACAGGAAGGAACCGGCCAAGTAGAGGTAGAGCGCCAGCCATGGCGTGCTGATGCTCAATACAAGGAACAGATAGTTTGATTTAGTTGGAGACGGGTGGGAAGTTGGGCTTCGCGAAAGCGCGTAGGTCGCTAGGGCGTCACCGCTTCGCCACCGCTTCGCCACCGCTCCGCCACCGCTCCGCCACCAGCCGTCAACCCTATCGGCATCGCTCCACCACCGCTCCGCCACCGCTCCGCCACCAGCCGTCAACCCTATCGGCATCGCTCCACCACCGCTCCGCCACCGCTCCGCCACCAGCCGTCAACCTATCGGCATCGCTCCACCACCGGGCCGTCAACCTCTACCGGCTTAAAGCAAACGTATGTTTGGCCGTATCGTAGCCGTAGCCGCGTTGCCGCGTGCTATCGCCATGCAAAGTGAAACGATGCCGTCTATCTTCTCCCGGCTCTTGCTCTTACTTGGCTTGATGTTGCCAGCCGGGTCAATCTCAACCATCGTGTTAGACGCCATCCAACGTAATACCGGGTTACCGCCGTGAGCGAGTTCGCCGGAAAGAACAAGCTCCATAAGCCGTTTGGTGGGTGCGCCCATGCTTGCGAAGCCTTGGCCGAATTCCACCATCTGGAAGCCGTCGCCGGTGAGTTGCGTGCATATCTGCTGAGCGCCCCAGCGGTCGAAGGCTATCTCACGAATGTTGTAGAGCTTGCCAAATGCTTTTATCCGGTTGCGGATTACATCGTAGTCAATAACTGTTCCCTCAGTTAGATTGAAAAGCCCTTGCCTATTCCATACATCGTAGGGAACTCTATCCCGCTTCACTCTTGCCGGTAGGTTGTCACCGGGCAGGAAGAATTCACAAAGAACGCGCCATTTGGTATCGCTGCCGTGGGGCGGGAAGAGCATTACGAAGGCTGAGATGTCGATGGAGGTGGAAAGATCAAGGCCAGAGTAACAAGGGCGTCCTTTGAGCGCTTCGCGGTCTACCTCACCGTTGCAGGCGTCCCATTTATCCATCGGCATCCATTGAGTGCTATTCGTGGTCCAAACGCCCAGGCGAAGCCTGAGTACACCGTTGAGGCTGGCCGGGTCGTTCTTTGCTTTCCGTACCGCGTCCGCCAAGTCTGAGCGGCTAACTGAGACATCAAGATTCGGGTTGGCCTTGACCCATGTTTCAGGGTCCTCGTAATCATCCCCCTCGTCTAATCCGGCAATCCACCCATACCAACGATCATCCTCAAAGATGCCGTTCAAGACGTTAGCCACGTAAGATCTTTGTTGCCAACACACACTGTTACGGTCTGAGCCTGCTGTAGTGATGGCAAAGAAGAGCGGACTTCTACGCTTGCCAAGCGCGGAAACTAAAACGTCCCACAGCTTCCTACCACTGGTAGACCAGGCCGCTAACTCATCGGCAATAATGCATTGAGGCCGCAGGCCATCGAGGCTATCTTCATCGCTGGCAAGCGGCTGGAACTTGCTGGCGGTGTCCGGGATGAATAGCGAATCGCGGTAGTTCTTTACTCGTTTCTTCAAGACGGGCGACTGCTTTATAATCCGGCAAGCTTCATCGAAAACGATTTTGGCTTGTTCTTTGCGCGTAGCAATACTGAAACATTCCGCGCCGGGTTCGCCGCTGCCTAGAAGCTCATAAAGAGCCACGCAGGAGGCGATCATACTCTTACCGTTGCCGCGCCCCAATTCGATGTAAGCAAACTTGAAGCGCCTGTATCCGGTGTCGGTGAACTGCCAGCCAAAAAGAATCCATAGGAGTGCCTGCTGCCACGGTTCAAGCTTTAGCTTTTGACCAGCCCATTGTCCAACCGAGTGATGGCAGAAGGTTTGAATGAACGTGATAATGTGCTGGGCCTTCTTCGGGTTGAAGGTTAGACCGCGTTCGTGGCCGTTCGCAAGATCACGTTGGTGGCGTTCAATGGTCAGGCGGACAAGCTTGCTTGCGACAACACGGCCCGCTAAAACGTCGTCGATGTACGATAAAGCCTTATTCACGCGACCCTTTTACGGGAAGGTGTAAAGATTGCATCTTTGTGGGACCAGCCCCAATAGGCTCATGTAAGGTAATACCCATCTGCGGGGCGTCCGCGCCTAGTTCTTCCGCTGTTAACCCGGCCATGAATTCCGCGAAGCTATCGGTAGGTTCCGCCGTACCGGTCGTGAGGCGGCTTCTGCTACTTGGAGTAAGGCCGAACTCAACCATAAACTTGCGGAGTAAATCCAAGGCGGTATTTGCGATACTTACGTGCGGATTCTGAATGGGGAACCCACTCTTGGGACTTTTTAAAATCGTGCCAAACTTGGCGATACCTTCCTCCGCGCTCACCCACCGGCTCCAACACTGGCAGTAGGCGGCAAGGGCCGCGCGATCAACATTGGTAAGCAGGCCGAGGCTTGTCAGTTCTTTTGAGATGCGCTTCCACTCTGCTTTGGCGTTCTTATCCAAATGCTTCGGACAGGTTGGCGTACCTCCCGGCTTAGGCTCATTCTTTGAAAGCGGTCTCCCTCCAGGATTCCCCTGCGCGCGTTTGAGCGCGGTTGGCTTTGGTCGGCGTCCTACGCTCATGGCTTCACCAGCACAATCACCGGCTCAGTTGCTACTTCGTCGCCCATACCAGCGCCGACTCGGTGCTGCATCGGAAATTCGTCGGTCTTGATGTACTGGAAGCCGACTTCTTTGGCCGCGCTCCGAGTCCATTCAGCGAGTGGGTAGGTTGCGCTGCCTATGTTCACATCCGCGATGTTGATGATTGATGTTGCGCCAGCTTTCAACGCGGCGAACTGGAGTCTGAGCATCGGAACTAAGAAGCCGATGCGCCAATCTTCACCAGTCGAATAGCGGTTACAGGATTGCGTCCCTTCGGATGAATAGATTTCTTTGCAGAAGTATGGCGGGGACGTGAAAGCAAAGTCGCAACGATTCCTGACTAGCTCGATGTCAACATCTTCGGCGGGCAAGTTGTACAGTTCAACATCGTCCTGAAAGCCAAGGTCAGACGCGAGCTTGGCGTTACCTGCATGGGTCAAGGTGTTCGGGTCAATGCCGATGTACTTGCCAGCGAGTCCAGATGCAAGGAATCCGATCAGTCTTCCGCCGTATCCGGTTGAAGTATCGAGGACGACCGCGCCCGGTTTGCAATATGTTCGGTACAGGTGGCAAGCGAACCCAGGCCGGAAGTTTGAACAGGCTTGTGTGCCGGAAACGAAGCTCAAGAAACCGAAATATCCTGCCGGGACCTTGCCGGATTCAAGTTCCTGTTTGATCGCTCGGCGTAACAGCTTGTCATTTCCGAAACTTTCGAACGGGGATTTCATCTTCGTAGCAGCGGCAAGGAGTCGGTGAGGATGGTACGTATCTGCGATCTGGTATCCGGCATTCGTTCCTATGAGCGATTCCGGGTCGGTGGTCGCAAGCTGGTTCAACTCCTGCATCGAAACGTGTAACGGCAGATTGCGGTATGGAAAGCCAGTCGCTCGAAAGTGATTGAATGCTGCGTCAATGATTCGGTCGTCGCTGATTGGATGGGCGTACTCGGATAGGTTGCCAATGTCGGTTTCCGGCAAAAGCTCGCTCAATTCTTTATCAGTGAAGAACGGTTGTAAGTCCATCTCACCGGCAAGCTCACCTAAGATTGCCGAGTCCCAATCAAGGCCGATTTCAGCCGTCCTGTTATCGGCGATTGCCAGCGCTTTTGCTTTGCTGTCGGTCGCCATATCAAGGTCGGTACGCTGGACCGCGATAAGCTTCGTCCCATCGCTCTGGATCACCATGACATCCTCAAGCCCAGCGGCCTGAGCGTTGGCCACCGTCTTGTTCCCGGCGATAATCGTGCCGTGCTTGTCGATAAGGATTGATCGGCCTGCGCCATACTCCCGGAGGCTCCGCTCTACCAACTGGTTACCGCGCTTTGTGCCTTTATTGGCGTTTTTGGGGTCTGGAATCAGTTCGTTGATGGTCATCTACATAGGCTGCGCGAAAGTCGATACCCCTAAGGTTCATTTCGCATGTATAAAAGTTGACCCACGTCGGGTCAGGCGTAAGTCGTTGAAAACAAAAGACATCCCCCTATCCCTTTGGTAACATTGCTACTTACTTGTCAGTGGCAACTTACTCGTTATTTCGAGTCCCAGAACATGTCTTGTTACTTACCTCTACCTCTTGCCGCATTAGGTCCGCGTGTGAAATTAAAACCCGGCTGCCGTCAAAGCGTTATGGTGTTCGGCGCAATGACCCTCTAGATTTGAAAGAACATACTGAAGATCTGGACGGAGTCGCAACTTAATCAAATGGTGAAGGTGTTCCGCCACTTTGTTGCAACCGGCAGTCTTGCACATCACGTTGTCCGGATGCATGAAATACCAACGACGAAATTTCTGCCACTTCCAGCCGTAAAGTCGCTCAGTCGTGGTGCTGCGTTGCTGATGATCAGGGCAGTAGCCATTAGCCACCAACGCGCCGCATTGCGGCATCGCGCAAGGTTTGAGGCTAAGCTGCGGCAACTGTCACCGCATGCGCCGCGATTCGCTCCAACGCCGTCTCGTAATAACCGGCGTCCGTCTCGAAGCCGATGTAATCCAGCACGCAATAAGAACCGTCCGGCATCGGCTACACCCCCAGCATCATCTTCAATACGATTGGCAGAGCGGCTTTTATAGCTTCGATTGTCAGAGTCCCGGTCTTCGCAACGACGAACTCCTTCGTCTTGTTCCACACGGTATCGCTGCGTATGGCGTCGATAAACTCATGACCTTCCCAGGTCAGGCTTGTAGCCTTCCAGGAGTGCCCCTGTAGGCTTGAGCAGTCAGTTGCTTCAATCAATCCTGCCTTGTGAAGTAACATCACATGGTAAGAGACTTCTTCATCCGTAGAACCGGGTACTTCAATGTCGATAAGCCCGTCCAGCGGTGACGCTTCGATCTTGAACAAGATCGCGCGTATAAGCTCCGTGTTCCGTTGCACGTTGTTATCGTAGATCACTAAGCCACCACCGCCGTATGATCTACGATAAACGTCTGCATGACCCGGTACGCTGCGGCAACCGTCACCGCATGCGCCGCGATTCGCTTCTCAGCTAGTGCAATGTAATTTGATTGGCGCGCCACATAAAGGCGGGCGGAAGTCGCTTATGTGGGAAGGTGGGCGGGTACAAATCACATGCCTTGATTCGTACCATGTTGTCGCCGCGCGGCGCGAAAGGAGTAAGCGAAGCGTGCCGCGTCTCACCTGCTTATAGGTTTGTTAGTTAAGATTTGTCTGAGCGGCACACCCACGAAGTCTTAGGAGAGATTTACAGCGGAGCGCCATCTACCGTTCGCGGCGGCGGATGAAAAGCCGCTTGTACGGTGCGACGAAATACTCGCCGTTCACGATGTAGTAGGTCGTCCCGCTCATTGGTGCCACGTCTACTCGAAGAGCGCAGACGTCGTTCAGCTTTGTTACGTTGCTCCTCGTACCTTTCTTATCGACCTGAATTTGCACCGGGTAGGTCCTGGTGCGCAACTCGTCACTGTATTCGTAGCCGACAAGTTCGAACTGCGCGGGGTTGTACTTATCAAGGAAAGAGATAGGGACGCCCATGACGCCGTCATAGTCGCCGGGGATCGCGTCGGTGAACGGCACTTCAATCGCGTTGAAATTGTCGTACGGGTCGTATGCCGCCTTGCCGTTCATTTCCTTGTGCTTGCTGAACCGGAGGTTGTCTTCCATGGTCATCAGCGGCAGCTTCGGGTGTCGGCGACCATGGTCCAAATTGGTGAACCAAACCGAACTAGATCGACCCATGACCCTGCCGTTGACTATCCTGTAGTTGCTTCCCTTCCTCCCGGACTCAAGCATGACCTTCGCTTGTTTAGGCGGAAGGTCGAAGAGCATATCGGTTCCCATTGGGGTGACGCCCATCCACAGCTTATTGGCCTTGATGAGTGGGAAGATCTCCTTATACGTGATCGCGTTCTTGTTTGCTATGATCAGGAACTTCTTGCCGTGCTCCGCGAGTTGGGCGACGTACTCGCGGAACAGGGAGAAGGGCGGGTTGGTGATGACGATGTCGGACTGTTTCAAAAGCGCGATGCAATCAGCGCTGCGGAAATCCCCACCGGCGTACTTATCGTCTCCTTTCAAGGCAACCCGAGCGGCCTTGTTGCGGTTGAGGAAGAGCTTCACGTCGTTTATGTTCACCGCGCCGTCGCCGTCCTCGTCCTTCACATGGTCAACGATGACGGCAATCGCCTTTGGCTTCTTGCGCTTGCCATTCCCCTCGTTGTATTCGGGAAACAAGGTGCCCTGACCAGCAACGGGAGATCCGTTGTAGCTGGTGGTGATGAGTTTCTTGAGTCCAAGCCTGTTGAAGTTGGCGGCGAAATACTTGAAGAAGTTGCTCTCAAACGGGTCGTCGCAGTTGCAGTAGACGATCTTGCTACGGAAGGTGTCTGGGTCGAATTCGAGGTAAGCCTCGACCTCTTTTTGAATATCGACGTACTGGGTGTAGAACTCGTCCTGCTTGGCTGCTTTCGCTTTGCCTAGACTGGCATGAAATCGGTTCATAACCAGATCGAGGGAAGTTGAGAAGCGTGGAATCGCTGGGGATCAAAATGTTCGCACAGATTCGATACCAAAATGTGCGAACAGTTTGAGACGAAAGTGTTCGCACAGATACGTTACTTCCGAGAACGGCGGCGGGGAAAGCGGTGCAGGATGCCGGACTATAAAACGGTTCGGCAATTCCAGCCTGATCCGTGGTTTTTTCTTCAGCCATAGTCCATTTTAAACTTAAAGGGCCACCCGGTACACCGGGGCGGGTAGACCTTTCACCTTTGTAACCTCCGGGGGGAGAACACCGTATGATGTGGTGTGGTGTGCTGTGCTGTGCTTATATAAAAAAAGTCTGTTGATACCTTTACAACACACAAATATACGGTGGACCACTGGACCCTTGACCCCTTTTCACCCACCCACCACACCCCACCGCACCAAAACCCAACAAAAACCACCCACGATTTCACTGACGGGCGGTCCATCCTATCGTAACTAAGGGGGTAGACCGGTCCTCTTCACGCTTTCCGGTCCACCCCTCAGACGCTACACGGCCCCTTCCTTCTTCTCAACAGGGGGTGGACGCCACACCATTGCCCTCTTTGTCGGGCTTAACCGTTTCTTGAAGCGCCGCCACTTTAAGCGCCGCAATATGTCGGCGAGACGTGTGCCGTCCAGATGGCCGGTTTTTCCGATCTCAAGATTCAGTTGCACCAGAATCTCGGTGATTGTAACCTCCGTCTTCCCTTCCAGCATTTCCGAAACCGTATCGTCCCACGTATCGGGCAGCATACGTTCTTCGGCCTCTTCTTTAGCCAGCGCCTTCACCACGGCGGTCAGTTTCCAACTCACCCCCGCCAGGAACAAGTCACGGGCTTCCGCCCATATCTGGTCCCGGTCACGCGCTAGCGCGTCACGATCAGTGAAGGAACCTTCAATGTTAGTGACCACCGGCTTACAAGCCACCGGCCAAAAGCGCCTGTTGCCGGTTGTGTCCTTGAGATAGCAATCGTTGTCCGTGGAGCCAAAGAAGACGGACTGGCGCGGGTAGCGCTTGTTAATGCGTCCATAGGGGGAGCGTACCCGATCCGCCGTCTCGGTCAGGAACGCCTTCAGTTCATCGACCGCTGCCTTTCTCGTGTGCACCATCTCTTGAAGCTCCACGAACCACGTACCGTGGATATCCAGCTTGGTATCGGGCCGAGCCAGATCCGCACCTAACACGCCGCGCCATTTCACCACCGGCATGAGCGCATTGACGGCTGAATTCTTACCCAGATTTTGATCGCCTTCAAACACCAAACAACCGTCCACTTCGCAACCAGGACTCATGACCCGCGCTATCGCGGAGATGAGGAAAGCTTGACCGACCGCCGATGTGTAATCGTCGTCGGGCGCACCCATATAAGTGTTCAGCCACTTCCCCACCCGTTTCGTACCATCCCATGTCAGGTTATCCAGGTAATCACGCACCGGATGGAAGCGATGCTCTTCGGCGACGGAGAGCATACTGTCGTAGATCAGCGGCGTCCCGAAATCAACACCAACCGCGCGATTGAGCGCTAACCGGATCTTCGTCACGTGGGCGTCTTCCACTTCAGCGCCCTTCGTAAAGAGTTCGGAGCCAAGATCCCGCATAACGATGGCGCGATGAGCGAAGTCATCGTAGGAAATCACGCCATGCCACTGGGGAGAAGTATTGAGGATACAGTGAACGTTCTTAATCGTCTTCATAACACCCGTTTCAGAGCAATCCAGCTTGTCGATGTAGTCTGGATCGGGCCCTTCCTCTTCAGGGGATGCTGTTATGAAGCTGGTGTTAGCCTTCTCTTTCCGCTCTTCGGCCTGTTCATCCAGCGTGAGGTAATTCATCATCGATTCCGACATCTGGAAACAGTGGCGGTCATCATGGCCGGGGCAATGCTCATCAGCCCACTTTTTCAGGTCCCGGTAGATGGATATCGAGTCGCCACCCATCTTACGCAGACCCATCGCGTAGCCGAGCATCGCTTCATGGCGAGACCCTTCAGGAACGACTTCACCCGGCTTCACCCTCTTATAAGCTTTGATCTTGGCGTTGTGGCCCTTCGCCTTACTGATCGCCGCCTTCCACGACACCGGTAATGGGGCGATGGGCACCGTGGTCCAGTCAACGCTAGGGTGCACCTCAAAACTATAGACTTTGCCGGTCGCCACACGGACAGAAGGTGGAGCGCCCACATATCCGTGGTAACCCTTCACATCGATGCCTTCAGCCAACCCGCCGATGGAGTTCTTGATCTTGAAGTTTACGGGTTGCTGGAAGTAATAGTGACGGCCACCGCCCGGTGTTACCACAGTCAGGGTGACCGGCAGCTTGCCGTACTGGGCTTCCAGCTTCGCCAAGCTAGCCACTCCCCCGTGGCGCGGGTCCTGATCGATCACCACCACCTTGTGGCCGGTGGCGATGCCGATGTTGGCTTCCGGGAAGTCGCGCCACCAATTGGATATCACTTCAGGATCGGTAGACGCCAGCGCGGGCCAGTCCTTCAGGATAGCCACACTGTCGTTCAAAGGAATGACGTGGTAACCCTGTTCGGCCAGAACCAGGGCACCCAAGTATTTGGGGTTGGTGAAGTGTGGATCGGGTGGCTCCGCCCAAGTCGCGGCGTCTTCGGCGTCAGCCTCAGCCATATAGGAATCTAATTCGTCAGCAATGCGGTCGCCATCAAACATTTAAAAACCTCTCCTTATAGGGGTTCCCTAGTGAATACCCGCGCTGAAGCCGGTTCAACCGGAAATTCCTCAAACTTTAAATAATTTTCAGCGGCCATCTCGCGCGGACGGGTATTCAAAGAGGTGAAATACAATAAAGCCCGTCAACCGCAGGCCGCTCTCGCCTTTCTCAAACGCATCAAGGATGAAGCTGAAGCCGAAAAGCCGCCAGCGGCCCCCATAAGAAAAACCCTGCCTGTAACGGTCAAGCGGCTGTGGATCGATTGGGAATTAGCCGGTCCCCTCGATCTAAAGAAGGTTGGTGCCGACAACTTCTTGAGTCACCCGGCGACGAAGCCCCTACTGGTGGCGTTCGGCGCGGATGATTCGTTTATACAGCCGATAGACCTAACTGTAAACCCCACATTGCCGGATTACCTGCTGGAAGCGATATTGAATCCTGAGACCACCATCTGCGCGTGGAACGCATCCTTCGAGCGGAAAGTGCTGCGCTACTGTTACCGCATCGATCTACCGGCAGAGCGCTTCTTCGATCCATCCTCATTAAGCCGGTATCTGACGCATCCAGGGAAACTCAGTGAAGCGTGCCGGAGCCTGGATATGGGAACCGATGGTAAGGACAGCGCCGGTACCAAGCTGATCGCCCTCTTCTGTAAAGCCAGTAAGACTACGCAAGCGAATATCAAAAAGGGCCAGCCGCCCATCTACTATAAGGACCGGCATTCACACCCCGAGCAATGGGCCCAATTCATCGCCTATTGCGTCCAGGACGTGGTAGCCATGCGTGACGCCACGCGCCTGATGGAGTCGATCACAACACTGCCGGACAGCGAGCGCCTTATATGGTTAGCGGATCAAGCCATCAATGAGACTGGTATCCCGATAGACCGGGCGTTCGTAGAGAACGCTAACCGTCTGATGAATGAAGAGGACGCCCGTGTAAGGCAGCAGCTTATTGATAAGACGGGGATGAAGAACCCGAATTCCGACCACCAAATCAAGAAGTGGTTGGCTGATCACGACTACCCGATGGTATCGGTGGCCGCTGACTGTGTAGAAGCGTCCCTGATCAATCCCGATACGCCCGGTGAGGTTAAAGAAGTGTTGGCTCTACGGAAACTGATGAGCGGCGCGGGGCCCAAAAAGCTGAAGGCGATCTTAAACAACATGTCATCGGATGGCCGGTTAAGAGGACAACACGTTCACTATGGAGCCAGCGCAACAGGTAGGTGGTCAGGCCGGTCGGTACAACCGCAGAACCTACCGAAGCCGGAAGACGCCATTAAGGACCGGGTAGAGGAAATCACGAATTGCATTCGCGCCGGTCACACGCCTGATGACATAGACCCGGTAAGCGCTGTGACATCCACGATCCGGTCATCATTCCGCCCTGGAAGCGACAAGGTGCTGGTCATTGCCGATTACAGCATGATTGAGGTCAGAACGTTAGCCGATCTCAGCGGATGCAAGGTTATGTTAGACGCCTTCCGTAACGGCGAGGATGTCTATAAGCACTTCGGAGCGATCATATTCAACATATTGTATGAGGAAGTCACAAAGAAGCAGCGTGACTTTGCTAAGGTGCCGATCCTCGGCTGCGGCTACCAGATGGGCGCTGCCCGGTTCCAAAGCTACTGTAAGTCCTTCGGTCATGACATCACCATAGATCATGACATCACCATAGAAGAGGCTCAAAGGCTGGTCACACTCTATAGGGACACGTACCATGAGATACAACAATTTTGGAAGGATTGCCACGCCGCCGCTATGCAGGCGCTACAGCTTAAAGAGATTATTGAACTGGATGACAAGCTAGTGTTCGATGCTCGTGATGAACGCTTCATGAGCGTTACGTTACCTTCAGGCCGGAAGCTTTACTACCGTGACGCGCATATCATTCTGGTCCACAAAGAGGAGTGGGGCGGTATGGTGCCGATGATCGTCTATCGTACCCAACATCAATACAAACCGGCTGATGGCGAGGTGGAGAAGGTTAACAACAGGCGTAAGCCGGGAGTACCGTATGGGTTCACAGATACGTACCCAGGCAAGCTAACCGAGAACGTGAACCAAGCTTATGCCCGGTGCATCCTGGCGGATGGGATGACCAGAGCCTTAGCTGCTGGTCTGAAGGTAGTCACTCACATACATGATGAACTGGTCGTTGAAGCTAACCGTAGTGATGGTGAAGCGGTAAGACAACAGCTACAGGACATCATGTGTACGCCGCCAAGCTGGAACCCCAACCTTATAGTAGGCGCGGAAGCCTACATTTCCGATTTCTACCGCAAAGAGCCCAAGGTTAAGAAAAATCCGTAAAAAAAAGTTCAAAATAACCGGTCGCCCTCCCCTTTTGGACGGGTATTCACACTTAGGCAGGCAAGAAAACGAAAGTGATTGAGCCGGTCAATTTTCAAAAGAAAAAAGGTAGATAGAAGTCATATGAAGTTCACCCCGAACTCGAATCCTAACAGTGGCTTTAAAGCACCTCCCCTGGTGCCTGAAGGCTTCTACAAATTTCGCGTCACCAAGGCGGTTGACGGGAAAAGTAAAAAGAACAAAGACGATATGGTTACCCTGGCCATGATCGTCGTAAACGCCAAGTACAGTGCCACGATAAAGGACTGGATTGGTGCATGGGAATATGGCGACATCAAAGCCACCCAGTTTTGCGAAGCAGCGGGGTTACCGCTCAACGGTGAACTCACTGCCCGCGCCGCTGTCAACACGACAGGCTATCTGGAGATCAAACACCGGGAAAGTACAAACGACAAGTACCCCGGCCTCCAGCACGCCATCACCTATATGACACGTGCGGATATGGAACGGGAGGGTTTGCTGAAACCTCAACCCGCGACAACCCCCGCCCCCGCTTCCGCTCCGGCTCCCGCCCCCGTCGTCAACGGCGTTGCTTACACCAACGGCGCTTACACCAACGGCAGCGGTGTCTCTCACAAGCCAGATACGACGGAATTGCCCGCCGATCTGGTATCACCCGCCAAAGCCGCCGAGCTAGAGCAAGCGGCCACGGATTACTTCGTCGATGACGATGTGCCGTTCTAACAAGGATTCGGCGGGGCCACCCAAACATGGCCCCGCCCAACCAAGGAGAAAACAACCCATGAGAAGCAATGACCCCGACGACATCCTCCTCGACCCGGACGACCAATGAACAGCATAAAAGATTTGACGCCCTGCGAACGGTTTGTGAAAAACGTGGTAGCCCACAGCCTGGAGCCATTGACCCTCGCCCAGATTCAAAAGCTCACCGGTTACCGGACGTTGCCATTAGTCAGGACCAGCGTGAAGTTCCTAACCAAGGCGCGAGTGCTAGTGGAGTCCATCATAGAGGGCGGTGAACCTGTCTACAGTGCCAGGGTAAACGCACCTAAACAACAGCAACAGGGAGCCTAACCATGTTCTTTAGTGATCGTCATGAAGCGGCAATCGTAAAGGCTCTGACCGGCGCAAGCGACGGCTTGAGCGAGTCACGGCTCCAGGCGGTCTCCAGCTTACCAAAGAAGGACTTGGGCGTGTATCTTGACTCGCTATCGAACGAGGGCTTGATCAAGCGGAAGGGACCACTCTATGTGTTATCCAATGAACTCCGCGCTGAAATAGACGGCGATAGGGAAGCTGCCGACGCCACAGTGAACGCCGAAATCATCACATCCGACCCGGAAGAGAGTGAGGATGATAGAGCCGTAGAAGCCGATGAAGATGACGATGAGCCGCTATCGGAAGAGGACCAGGAAGAGTTAGCGCGGGAGCTTCAAGATGATGGCGGCACACTCGACCCGGAGTACGTCGAGCGTTGGGCAGGTGAGCCGCCGCCCAAAGCGAAGCCGGTGATCGCACCGCTAGGTAAGCCAAGGTCGAGCCAATACCTTGGCGTATCCAAGAAGGGTAAGTCGTGGATGGTGCAAGGTTCGCTAGGCAACGGCCAGATGATCAGAATGCAAACCTTCCCGACCGAACTGGAAGCGGCGCAACATTACGATTCGTGTATGCGCACCCAAGCTGCCGATCCAGCCAGCAGGAGATACAACTTTCCGCGAGATGGCGAGAAGAATCAGAGCGACTACTTCGCAATAACCGGCCCGCCGAAAGGCACCGGCGCTAAACCGCACGCGAAGCCGGGACCCAAGCACCCGCCCCCGGTTATCCCCGCCGCTGCCCCAGCGCCCAAGGCTGCGCTGCGGGAGATCGTTGAGCCCATCGTTACGCCCGTAATGCCGGTGCCGGTGGAGCCGGTGGAGCCGGTGGAGCCCATTGCATCGCCGGTGGTGCCAACAATTCCCTGCCCCGCAAACACGTTCATAGTGCCGGACGTAGCCACACTCGTACGCCAATCCATCGACGCGGCACGGAGCCGGGGAGCGGTAAGCGTGACCTTAGGCGTCGATGCGCTGGATTTGTTGCTGGGTTAAGCGGACGCGGACGTCGTGTAGCGGAACGGCTCCTCTGCCGCAGGCTTCGGAAAGAATCTTCGCCGCTCCGCGTAACGCACAATCGCATCGGGTAGAACATCCGTCATCTCCCAGAGGGGTAACGACCCAAGGTGGTTTGCCTGACGCCGCGACGGCTTATAATAACCGACTTCAACACCCTTTACCGGACTTCCATCCGCGTAGTAAAGCACCGTCTCTGCATGTTCAGGGGTGATAAATTTTCTGTATGTACGCCCATGCTCATGGATCACGACGCCGTTTTTACTCGTTTCTTTTGAAAAGTGAAAATCGATGTATTTGCCCGGTTCTTCCGATACCGTGAAGTTCTTGCCGACTGTTACTGCATCTAATGTTATGTTGGCGTCTTTCAGCTTGCCCAGTATGAGTTGCGCTTGCTTGTCGGTAAGGTCATGAAGCACTGGCTGCGCGGCTAGAGGCCGTGTCAGATAAAAAGCTGTTCCGTTGAAGACGTTTTGGTATGTGCTCTTCCGTTTATTTTCGTAGAATAGGTACTGCGCACGCTTCAACCAGTTCCCCACATTTCTCGTTTGACAGAACAGGAAAACTGGAGGTCCGGTAATGGAGAGGTCTAATTCCTCCCCCTCTTCGATGGACTTGCGGAGCGCCTTCACTGTCGCCAGTTCCGTTTTCTTATTTATGAGGTAATTGCCGTGTCCGTCTTTCTCTTGCATCGCCTCATCAAACTGATCGTTATCCAAGTAAGAAAGCTGGAGTAGCGCCTCAACCGAATCGGGCAGGCGCGGCCAGAGCTTCCGCTTTGTAAGCCGTTCATCGTTGGCTAAGCGGAGTAACTTCTGCTGCCAGGAATAATCAGGATGTTGATAGTGGAGGCTCAAGCCCCTGAGGGCTTTGTGGTTAATGTTACGCGCCTTCGTCATGATTTGCGCAACGGTGGATCGTCGGGCCATTCCTAACATCTAGCATAATGCTAGCGAGTCGCTAACGTCTTTGTATTCGCGAGTCGCGAGTGGCTGTATGCTGGCGAGTCGCCGATATAGACGACTTTGCCGTTTCGTCCGACCGTCAGATTTGCTGAAGCCGGAACACCTTTCGCCGATATCGGCGAAAGGTGTTCCGGCTTTCTCAAGTAGTAATCGTGGAGTGACATGGTTACCGCGCCTTTCCGCGCCGCGCCGGTGGACCGAGGGCGAGCTAGTTGCACAGTGTGCAACTAGCTGAAAAATCTCTTTGAGAATTTCCCGACCTTGCCCATACCAAATTGGTATGAATACTCATACTGCCATTTCTGACGACAAGCTCAAACAATTCACCGCCGCTATGTCGGTCGTCGAAGGCGACGATGCCGACGCCTACGCAAAAAAGCGTGAGGGTTGCCTGGGGTTGGTGGGCCGGATCGAGAAGGTGTACGATAGCGCCGTTGACTATAATGTGGGCAACGCAAAATCCGCAGAACTCGAAATAGAGGCTATCCCGCCGTATGGCCGCAATTATGAGTTGCTCTACTCAATTGATCTGGCGCTAGACAGTCCGCTGATGGACTTCGCCGATTGGCCGGGTAACCCCCCGGACGGCTCTGGCGAACAATTTGAAAGCGGCGAAATCGATACCAGTCTGCTTGATGCGCTTTGGCCTTCTGCGCGATCCACCGACTAGCTTGAGACGGAGGAGAGGATCGCGCAAATAATCCGCCGTTGCCAAGCCGGGTGGCCGCTTCTATTTCAGCCACGACACCTCACCCACTTTGACGCGCCGCGAGACATGCAGGAGATGTGTGTCGCGCGGCAGCCAGCGCGGGAGGGTGGGGTGTCTTTGCGGACGCCGCGTAAAAATCTCCTGAGAATTTCCCTGCCCGCCGCCGACTCCTAAATATGCCCACCCAAGAAATTGAACTCACCGCTCCAACCAAGCCAATAGCCACGACGTGGCGCGACACCTATCTCCCACCATGGAAAGGCCGCAAACAACTCCTCCATAAACGCGACCTACGCGCTGCGGGTTACCCGGGAGGATTTCTTGCGGCTTTTACGCGGGTCATTCAGCCGGTTGCCGGGTGGACGCCGCGTGTCGGAGAGCGTCGTAGAGGCGCGAGACGTACACCAATTGCGCCTACGGACCAAATTTATTTTAGCGGCTGCCGACTGAGCCGATTGAGATGAAGTGCCGGTTCATCCCTTCTGCCGTCGCCGCTCCGCATTCCGCCGTTTGAATTCCCAGTCAATAACGCGCCGCGACGACACACAGTAGAGTTGTGCGTGGCGGCAGCCAGCCTGGGAGGGTGGAGGTGTGTTCAGCCGCGCCGGTCCCCTTTGTGAAGCGCGGGCGGGGCGTTTTGCGCGTCTTACCGCACAGCTTCCCAGATGAATTGAGTGCCGTTGAAATTATCATTCGGTATACGCCCCGCCCACACAAGCCAGACCATGTTCAACACGATGATTGAGCCAAGCCCAGGGTCCGCGCCCTGTTTTTCGGCTAGCGGGCGACGGGCAAAATCCTCAACCTGCGCTTCGTAGCTGGAAAGGATCGCTTCGTGTTGTTTTGGGTGGGTGTCCCACCCTTTTCGGTAGCCCTCGAAAGCCAAAAATAAAGCATGTTCCGCCTCAGCGTCCAGAACGTCTAGTATGACGCCAAACCCAGCGGGTTGGTCGTTCCTCAAGAAGGCGGACGCCTTGGTCAGTCGGGCAGGATAAGACGGTTTGCCCGTCGCTATTTCCCATGTCAAATTTTCGCGCCACGGTGCGGCCCCGGTAGAAGATGACATCTTTTCACCTCTTTTGTATCTTACATTAGCCGCGCCGGTCCCTGAGCCGTCAGAATGTCTGGACAACTTGGTAGATCAGACTGAGACTTTTCTTTCCGCCGCGCCACCCTATTATTGTGACAACCAAAAAACAAACAAAGTCCGCCTTCAAGCAACTCACCGACCCCGTGGAAATCAGACTCGCGGTAAACTACTGGCGACACAAAGGCTTGCGGGACCGCGAAGAAGAGAAAATTGCGTCTGACCAGCTAAAAGCCGATATACGAAGCCACCGCGAAAGTAAGGCCGCCGCGATACACGAAATCATCCGCAGCGCCCCCCCTATCGCCGCATCTGTTCAGTGATCGCACCGACCACCGATACCACGGACCGGACGCCTAACCGCGATCCGGGCCGTTTCACATTTTTTGAGATTTTTCTGGTTCGACCACCACTCCCATTACAGAGCCGCGCCGCGCTATGCAGCCGGTTGTATCGCCTCACGCGCTGAGACGTGAGAGAGCGAGTCCACCAGCCTCCATCCATGAGATGCGACACGCTGGACATCCCAGCACCCCACCCCGATATCACGCTGGGCAAAGTACTAGAGCGATAGCCACAGAGTACTTTGCCCCACCAAGCGGTCGGAGGCGGGAGCGTGTCCGGACTTCCCGACCCGTGTAATCATTTGAAAGCATATCGAAGAATGCTACACGGGTGAAGGGCCCACGCGCACTCTGGCGGAGCTTACCGACCTGTGTGCGAACGTGCGAAAATGAGTCGAATTTATACGTTTTGTGCGTTTTGCAAGCTTTTGTTTTCAGCAAGATGAAGAAAACAAAGGCTGACTGTTTTTGAAGCGCAGAATTTGCTGAAGTCATATAATCCTTTAGTTTCAATATGTTGAAAAACGTGTGTGAAAATAAGTCTCACACGATGGTACATTATAAGGTATGCCCGCTAAACGAACGACCCTGGAACTGTACAAGCGACACTCGCGTTGTGAGACTCTCCCAACTCTTGAAAAACCCCCCGAAAACCCCGACTTCTACTTCAAATGCGCCTGCAATTTCTACCTGCGGGGGTTCCGGCCAAGTGGTGAACAAATCGACAGGAAAAGTCTTCTCACAAACGACTTTGATAAGGCTGATGACCTCCGCCTCGCGATGATTCGCGAAGACCTTGGCAAAGCTAAGCAAGAAGCTGCACATGGCAAGCTGATCGATGAGTGCATAAAGGATTACCTCAAATCCTGGAACCTGGAGGTGGCTGGTGACACCCTTGAAATGCACACTTACGTGCTGGGGGTATTCCAAACCTTTTGCGAGAAGCGCGAAGTCTTTCACATGTTGCGACTGGACGCGGACCTTTTGGAGAAGTTCCGCGTGAATGGTTTCCCCGGCACCAAGCACAACACCAGAGCAACATACATGAGCAAGCTCAAGTGCTTTTTGAAGGAAGCGTTCCGGCTGGGATGGATCGACACGGCGCTGGCGCTCAAGGTGAAAAATATGCGGGCGATGCACTCGCAAGGGATACCCTTCACACGTAATGAGATCGCCCTCTTTCGACGGGGGGTTTTGGATCTCAAACCGTCGTTTCGCTACGACTACCGCAACAAACCGCAGACCGCGCTTCTCATGGGTGACGTTCAGCTTCAAACGGGTTTGCGAATTTCCGACGTGACCCAGTTTGATCCTGACAAAATGACGCCAACGAAAATATCAGGGCGTACCCGTTATGCCTATGTGCCGCAGAAGAGCCGGAGAGTTAACGTTGAGCCAAAGGAGGAGGAAACTTATCTTGACACTGACTTGGCTGATGCGATTCGCGCTTGCGACTGGATGAGTAAAGAGTTGCCGTTCTCCCACGGCGGTTACGATTTCGAGGAACTCGGTCAACACTACTACGTGCTAATGCAAGAAGTTGGTGAAGCGGTTGGTGTGAAGAAATGTCGCCCCCACCGGCTCCGCGACACCTTCGCCGTTCGGATGCTTTGCGAAGGGATGGCGCTTGACGATCTAGCTAAACTCTTGACACACAAAGACACCAAAGTAACGCGCAAGCACTACAATTTCTGGGTCGATGACCGTTCAGAGCGGTTGGCGGAAGTTGCCGCCAAGTGCGCCGCAGCATCCAAACTTCGTAGTGATGAAGAAGAAAAGCGGTTTATAAAAGCGGGCGCGAAGGCGTTCAATTAGCGTGCTCTTTGCGGTACCGTAAGTACACTGACTCGGGAATGCCTAGCGCTGTGTACTTGCGCGTTTGCGTCCCATCTTCCTTTGTCGCTTCGGCACCCCGGTAAACCTCAACGCCTTCCACATTGCGGAACATACGACGCAAAGTGTCTGGCGACCTACCCGGCCACATCTGGTGAATCTCCAGCACACTGTAGACCCGTTCGGCCTTGGTGACGACAGCGGGTACCGGCTCTGGTTCAGGCGGGGCCTTGTGTGTGTTCCGCAACCGCATAGCAGCTTCTTTGGCTAGCTGTTTGGGTGGCGTCTGCCGTGCCGCCAATTCCTCTTTAATCCGCGCAATCCGTTCCCGCGTCTCAAGCAGAATAGCTAGCTGGTCCTTAATAGCGTTCAGCCGCGCGCTGTCGGCGTTCAGCCGTGCAAGGTCGGTGAGTATAGGGCCAAGCCGGGTTAGGGCCGCCTGCGAGTAGTGAAGGATGTCAGCGGGAGAGACAGCCTGAGTTGACATACAACCCCTAGTGCCCGCCCGCGCCAAAAAATCTCTCACAAGATTCCGGCTAGGATTTTTCCTAGCGTTAAACGCAAAACGGCCCGCCGTGGTGCGACCAAGGCGGGCCTGATGATCCACTTCTCTCTACTTCCAATCGTGTGGCAGCGTCTTAACCGCCACTCTCTACACCGACCCGAAATTCGGCTTGGCATAATCACGGTGCAATTCTATGCAGGCCGTATCGTATTTTTCCGCCGCAATCTCCGGTGTCGGCCAAGTGCCAAGACCGTAGTGTTTTCTGTTCGCCGTGATCGCCGCCCGCCATCCTGGGCCGTGAGCGCTCACTCCCTTATAGCCGCTGCGGTTGCACTTGTACTTCGGCCTATTTTGCGCATTCCCACAATCAGCCGCCACCCTCACCGCCGACCGCCGACAATCCAGGCCGCTGCCTGCTTTGTGATCGATAGTCACGCCCGGAGCGCCGAATAAGAGCGTATGAAGCGATACGGTCCGGCGCGCGCCGTCCTCTTGCCGGATCGACGCATGACAGTACATGGTATTGCGCGGATGCTTCTTGCAGCTACCGCCTAGCAGCCACCGGTGACCTTTTATCTTGTCGTAGTCGGCTTCGTCGATGAGCGCTAGGTGGACGTCGCCGTTCTTCCGCCGCATCACGATGCCGATAGAGCCGTCTGACATTCGCACTATGGGGTTTGGCCCTTTCTTCGAGCATTCCCCGCCTTTGTTGCTGCTGTTGCTGTTG